TCAAATCAGATGGCAGTTTATGATCAAGAGTTGGCAAGCCAACCTGAATCTTCTGCTGGAAGGATCTTAAAACCAGAGAGAAAATCACAAGTTCGATTTGGTGGAAAGAAAAGTGATAATTAGTATTTTTTAAGGAGACTTAAATGGCAAATCAAGATGCTGCTTTCGGATTACGTCCTTTAAAGATGATAGGTGGACAAGCCTTTCATGGTGGACAAAGCCGATATAGAATCGCTGCCAATTACGGAACTGCTATCTTTCAAGGTGACATGGTAGCTCAAGTCACTGGTGGTACTGTCGAAGTACATGCTGATGGTGGTACTGTTCCAATAGTTGGAGTATTCAATGGTTGTAGGTTTACTGACCCAACCACGAAAAAGGAGACTTTTTCAAATTTTTATCCTGCAAGCACGAATGCGTCAGACATTGAAGCTTTTATTATTGACGATCCAAATGTCATATATGAAATTCAAGGTAATGCTGCATTTCCTATTGCAGATTTATTTGGTAATTTTGACATCGTATATACAAGTTCAGGTTCTACTGTAACTGGTATTTCTGGTGCAGAATTGGATGTGGCAACAGGTGCGACCACTGCTGGTTTACCTCTGAAAGCGATTGATATTTCGCAAGATCCAGAGAACAGCGATGTAAGTTCCGATGCAACCAATGTTCAAGTTGTTATTCAAAATAGCATATTTGGGCAAAAGGGTGCAGGATTAGCGTAAGGGAGATTAGATTATGGCTATATCAAGAGCACAACTAGTTAAAGAACTAGAACCTGGTCTTAACGCTTTATTCGGCATGGAATATGATCGTTATGACAATCAGCATGTTGAAATTTATGAGACAGAAACTTCAGATCGAGCATTCGAAGAAGAAGTAATGTTAAGTGGATTTGGCAATGCACAAACTAAGTCAGAAGGTGCTGGTGTTGCCTTTGATGATGCAAACGAAGTATATACTTCACGTTATACAATGGAAACAATTTCATTGGCTTTCGCACTTACAGAGGAAGCAATGGAAGACAACTTGTATGATCAACTCGGAAGGAGATATACAAGAGCATTAGCAAGGTCAATGTCACATACAAAGCAGGTAAAAGCTGCTGCTACATTAAATAATGCTTTCGATTCAAGCTTTACTGGAGGCGATGGTAAAGAACTATGTGCTACAGATCACCCATTAGGTGGTGGTGGTACATTTAGAAATGAACCATCAACTGCAGCAGACTTGAATGAGACATCATTAGAAAATGCACTAATTGATATTTCTAATTTTGTTGATGAAAGAAATATGATTGTAGCACTAAGAGGAACTAAGTTAATTATTCCTCCTGCACTACAGTTTGTGGCTGATAGATTATTAGAGTCAACATTAAGAGTTGGTACTTCTGATAATGATGTAAACGCAATAAAAAATATGGGTATGTTACCAGAGGGTTATACAATTAACCACTTCTTAACAGACACAGATGCGTTCTTTATTAAAACAGATGCACCTAATGGCTTTAAATATTTCGAAAGAACACCATTAAGTACAAGTATGGAAGCTGATTTCGATACTGGTAACATGAGATACAAAGCTAGAGAGCGATATGCCTTTGGTTTTTCAGATCCAAGATGTGTGTTCGGATCACCAGGAGCATAAGCGAACAATTGTTCGTTTTTTATTAAGGGGTCTTTTCAGACCCCTTTTTTTTGTATATACTTAATTTAACCTTGACGAAGAATTAACTTCGACAGTAGCCAAGACAAGGAGATTAACATGGCTAATACAACCTTTTCAGGTCCAGTCCGTTCCGAGGGTGGATTTAACGTAATCAATAAAAATACAACAACTGGTGCAGTTACAGAAACTGGTTTTTCAGTAAATTCAACTGGACAACTAATATCTATGGGTACGAGAAAAATTCAAACATTTGCAATAAGTCTTGCTGATACTAATGCAGCAGATACAACTTATGCAGATGATGATGTTTTAGTTGAATTAGGTGCTTTAAATACAGATCATCCAGATGCTTTGGTGACTGCTAGTAAGTTTTTTATTCACAAAGTAGTCATAGGTATCACAACTGCTGCAGCAAGTGATGCAAATTCTATAGCTAATTTACAACTTAGTGCAACATCTGGTACTGCAACTAATACTGCAATATCATCTGGAACAGAAATTGTTGGTGCAGGAGTAGCTTCTTTCAATCCAAGAATATCTGCAACAGATTCAGTAACAGAGATAGATATAGATTTAGATGCAACTGCTGGTACTTTTCATGTGTTTGAGCCAAACATAAGTGCAGCCATAGCAAGTAAAAATTTATATTTATGTGCAGGTGATGCTTGTGATACAGCCTTAACAGCTTTTCGTGCTACACTTGAAATAGAATATTCAGTTTACTAATAGGAGAGTAATATGGCAGACGCAGTTACCTCTCAAACCTTACAGGATGGTAATCAAATTGCTGTTTTTAAATTTACTAATATCTCTGATGGCACAGGTGAAAGTGCAGTAAAAAAAGTTGATGTTTCTGCACTAGCTACAAATGTTCGTGGTGAAGCTTGCACTAGGGTCACTATTGAAAAAATGTGGTGGCAGTGTAATGGAATGAAAGTAAGAATTTTATTCGATGCTTCTACAGATGATTTCTGTATTGAGCTTGGTGAAAATCAAAGTGGACATCACGATTACACATCATTTGGTGGTTTAGTAAATCCAGCTAGTTCTGGAGTAACTGGTGATATTATGTTTACAACTGTAGGTCATAGTTCAGCAGATACTTACACTGTTATTATGCAGGTTAGAAAGAGTTATTAATGGCTAGGAAGCGAGATAAACAGCCTCCTAAAACTAAAAAATACTTTCGCTCTACAAAAAGTGGAGCAGGTATGACTAAAGCTGGGGTTGCACGTTATAGGCGTGATAACCCTGGCAGTAAACTTAAGACTGCTGTGACAGGAAAAGTTAAGCCAGGTAGTAAGGCTGCGAAAAGAAGAAAGTCTTTTTGTGCTAGATCTGCTGGGCAAATGAAAAAATTTCCAAAAGCAGCAAAAAATCCTAATAGTAGGTTGAGACAAGCAAGAAGACGATGGAAGTGTTAGATGACAAGTAAAGAATTATTAAAAATGTTAGAAAAACATGAGTCAGTATGCAATGCTAGATTTGATGGTATTAACAATAAACTTAACAAATTAGATACTCGTCTATGGGGTATCTATGGAGTTATTATAGGAGTTGCAGTTCTTGAGAAGTTTTTCTAATGGTTATGGGCAGGTCACAAATGTCGCGTCAAGTGTCAAAGCCTCCCCAAAAAAGGAAGTGGAGTAATGCGAGGAAGAGGAAAATCAATTGCAGAAGACCTAAAGGATTTTCTGAAAAAGCACATTGTGCCTCTAAAAAAAGGAGAAGTTCTAAGAGCAACAGGTAAACCACTTAAAGATTGTCCTCAGTGTATGAAGAGAAAATATTGGTGTACCTGTTGGAAAGTATTGAAAGGAAGATATTATGCCTAAAGACGCTTGTTATCATAAAGTCAAAGCACGCTACAGAGTTTTTCCAAGTGCTTATGCTTCAGGAGCCATTGCAAAATGTAGGAAGGTAGGAGCAGCCAACTACGGAACTGGTGGCAAAAAGAAAGCTAAAAAGAAAGCAGAAGGTGGTGTAATTGAGCTAAAAAATGGTGGTTCTGTGCCAAAAAGAACTCGTAAAAGAAAAACAAAAAATCCAAACATTGCACGAGGATGTGGTGTTGTAATGAACAATAGAAGAAAAGTTACAAAGTTTAGATAATGGCTGTTCGTAAAACAAAAGCTGGTCTCGCTCTTAAACGATGGTTTAAAGAAGATTGGAAAGATCAACGCACTGGCAAGAAGTGTGGCAGGCAAAAAGGTGAAAAGAGAGGCACACCATATTGCAGACCAACGAAACGTATTTCGTCAAAAACACCTAAAACTGCATCTGAAATGTCAGCGTCTGAAAAAAGAAAACGTATAGCTCAAAAGAAAAGATTAGGTCAACCAGCAGGTAAGCCAAGAAGAGTACAAGCAGTAAGGCGTAGAAAGAAAAAATGAGTCTAGAGCAAAAAATTTGTGACGAAATAAAAGCTTGGTCTAAATATGCCTTAGAAATTCCTAATGAAAATTACAATAATTTACCATCATGTCCTTATGCAAAAGCTGCTTGGAAAAATAATAAAGTTGGTTTTGCTGTAAAGACTACGAACAATTATGACATAGTTTATACTTTAATAAATAAATTTCATGATTCAAAAGAATTAATAATTGTTATAGATTTATGTTACGAAGACAATGAAACTTTTCACAACAATCTTACAAATTTGAATGAATTGATACATCAAAAGAAATTTGACCAAAGAGACATTTGGTTAATGGGATTCCACCCTGATGATGACGTTAATGAGCTTATAGATGATGGTTCTTTTGACGAAATTGTTAGCGAGGAATATTCTTTAATATTCGTACAAAGACTAAGTAAACTTCAAGAAAGTGCAAATAAATTGAAGAAACTTGGATATTATGATAATTATTATAATAGGTACAATGTTGAAGACATTTATAAGCAACGTGAAACTTACTATAGGAGACTAAAATGGCAATGAGTCCAAGAAAAATGATGGCTATGTCAAAAGATATGGCTAAAGCTGCTAAGATGATGATGGGTGGCGAAGCAAAAGCAAAAAAAATGAGAGGTGGTGGCATGGCTGCGAAAAAGATGCGTGGTGGTGGCATGGCTAAGAAAATGAAGAAGGGTGGTAAAGCCTAATGGCAACTTCAAGTTCTAATAATTTTGAATTAGATGTTGCAGAATATATTGAAGAAGCTTTTGAAAGATGTGGTTTAGAAGCTAGGACAGGTTACGATTTGCAAACAGCCAGACGTTCTATGAACATTATGTTGGCAGAGTGGGCAAATCGTGGCTTGAACCAATGGACCATTGAACAAAGAACACAATCTCTTACTTCAGGCACTGCTGAATATAGTTTGGGAACAGATATAATTGATGTTTTGTCAGTGGTTGTAAGAAGATCAGGTACTGATTTTAGTATGAGTAGAATAAGTAGAGATACATTTTTAAACATTCCAACTAAATCAACAACAGGTCGAGCAACACAATATTTTTTAGATAGACAGATTACACCAAATTTAAAATTATATCCAACACCTGAAAATAGCACCGATGTTTTAGTTTATGATGCTTTAACAAGAATGCAAGATGCTGATACTCAAGTGAATACACTTGAAGTGCCTTTTAGATTTTTTCCGTGTCTTACTGCTGGACTTGCATATTACATTGCAATGAAAAGAGCTCCTGACAGAATACAATTGTTAAAAAGTGTATATGAAGAGGAGTTTGAAAGAGCTATAGGTGAAGACAGAGATAGATCTTCATTTAGTATTACACCAAAGTTAGATTATTATAAGGTTGGATAATGGCTTTTGCTAAAGGTAAATATGCTTACAGAATATCAGATCGTTCTGGATTTCGTTACAGAATAAGAGATATGAGAAAAGAGTGGAATGGTAGCATAGTTGGTTATGATGAATATGAAGAGAAACATCCACAATTAACTCCACCAAGAATAAGGACAGATCTTGAAGCTATAAGAGATGCAAGACCAGATGTAAAAGATGACAATAAAAAATTTATTGTTTACACTAATACTGGATTAGGAAACATTGGATCTTTATTAACAAGTTTTAGTGCAACAGCGTCTGTTGGAACAGTTACAGTGAGTATAACATGAGTTTTACCTTAACTACATTGACAGCATCAATTCAGGAATGGACACAAAATGATGAGGCTACATTTGTAGCAGAGATACCTTTTTTTATAAAAAATGCTGAAGAAAGAATACTAAAAGTTGTTGATTTAGATTATTTTAGAAAAAATGTTACTGGAACAATGACAAGTGGCAATAAATTTTTAGAAAAACCATCTGATTATTTAGCAACTTTTTCTTTATCTTATGTTAAAGATAGTGCGAATGTATTTTTGTTACAAAAAGATGTTAATTATATTCAAGAATTCACTCCGAATCCAAGCACAACTGGTAGTCCAAGATTTTACTCATCATTTGACGTTGACACATTTATAATCGCACCAACTCCTGATTCTAGTTATTCTGTAGAATTACATTATTATTATAGACCTGCATCACTTACGACTGATGATTCAGGTAGTACATGGATAAGTACAAATGCACCTGATGCCTTGTTGTACGCTGCATTAGTAGAGGCTTATACTTTTATGAAAGGTGAGTCAGATTTACTACAATTATATACTGCAAGATTTACAGAGGCTATAAGTAGACTGAAAATATATGGCGAAGGACAAGAAAATACAGACGCTTTTAGGGAGGGTTTGGTCAGAGTTCCAAAACAATAAAAGGTAGCAAAATGAAAAACAAAAGCATAGCTATTGTTGCACTTGGCAATAGTTTTTCAGAATATATATTAGCAAAAATAAGAAGTGAAAAATTTGATGAAGTTTGGACAATAAACTCTATGTCTGGAGTTATCTACCATGACAAATGTTTTATGATGGACCCACCCTCTAGGTTTTTAGATTCACCTAATGCTGGTAAACAAACAGATATAATGACAGAAAGACTTTTAACTAAAAAAGATATACCAATATATTCTTGTTGTTTAGATGAAAGATGTCCTGACGTTGTTGAATATCCTTTACAAGAAGTAATAGAAAAAACTGGATATGCTTATTTTAATAATACAGTATCTTATTCAATAGGTTATGCAGTTGCACAAAAAGTATCAGATTTACATTTGTATGGGATAGATTTTACTCATAAAGATGTTGCATTTGCAGAAGCAGGTAGAGCTTGTTGTGAGTTTTGGTTAGCTATAGCTATTTCAAAAAAAATAAAAGTTCACATAGCTAATAGTTCATCTTTGCTAGATATGAATGTTCCAGACGATGAAAAACTATATGGTTATCATAGACTTGATGATCCACTTGTTTCTACAACCACACAAGGTAATATGTTAATAACAAAAAAGTCTAAATTGGAACCACCAGAACCTTTAGACTCAAAACCTAATTTAATAGGTAGAGTTGATATACCTGGTATAAGTTATGAGGAGAAGAAAAATGTTTGATTTAGGATCAGGAACTGTTGGGAGTGTTAATATTAAAACATCACAAGGTGGTGGGCTAACAAATGAACAAATAGCAGATTTAGCTGTTGATAAGATAGCAGGTATATCAGACCAAGCACCACCTCATGTGAGACAACAAGCAAAACTTTTTAAAGAGCAACTTAAAGGAGTTTTGTATCATTATATATTATTGGCAAGAAGAGAGGAACGTGCTAGTATAATTCAAGTTCTAAGATCAAGTGGTCAAAAAGAGACTGCTGAATATATAAGGAGACTTTAATATGGCTATAGCACAAGCAATGTGTACTGCATTTAAACAAGAGTTACTTCTTGGCACACATAATTTTGCAACAAACGGAAACGCTTTTAAATTAGCGTTATATGCAGAAGGTGGAGGGGGTAAATCTTCTACAACTGCGACATTAGGAGCATCAACTACTGCGTTTACAACAACTGGAGAAGTTGCAAATAGTGGTTCTTATACCTCTGGAGGTGGCACATTAACTAAAGTTGCACCTACTACCTCTGGAACAACTGCTTTTACAGATTTTGCTGATTTAAGCTTTACAACTGCAACAATCACTGCAATGGGTGCTTTGATATATAACGACACTAATAGTGATAAAGCAGTCTGTGTGTTAGATTTTACATCTAATAAAACTTCAACATCTGGCACTTTTACAATTCAGTTTCCAACTGCCGATGCAAGTAATGCGATCATAAGGATAGCCTAAATTGTCAAATACTACCTTACAAGGTTGGGGTAGAGGCACATGGGGTCAAGGTCCTTGGAATGAAGAGATTGACGTTGTTGTTACTGGTGTTGTTGGTACGACTGCTTTAGGTTCTGTCTTAGGTGTGCCTGGCGTTTTTGTTGGCGTAACAGGCGTTTCTGCAACCACTGCCATAAGTCAAACTGGTGCTAGTACAGTTACATTTACTGTTACTGTTGTTTCTGGCAATCCTTCCAATCATCCATATTACAATCAAGGATCAACAAACAAGTATGCTATTGGTGGATCGACTGCTACTAGTGATGTTACTTTAACTATGTATGAAGGTAACACATATAGATTCGATCAAAGTGATAGTAGTAATGACGGACATCCGATTAATCTTTATGAGGATAAAGACAAGAATACAACATACACAAGTGGTGTAAGTTACAATATTGATGGTTCTTCTGTATCTCAATCATCTTATGTTGACACATCTACTTTTAATGCAGGCACAACTAGATATGTAGAAATAACTGTTCCAGACGGAGCACCTACATTGCATTATCAATGTTATAATCATGCTTTGATGGGTTATTTTGCAAATACCCTAGGTATTCCTAATGTAGCAACAACAACTGGAGCACCTACAACAGGTAATGTTGGCACAACTGCACTAGGTTCTGAGTCTGTTGTAACTGAAGTTGGAGTTAGTGTTACATTGGCTGCTGCACAAGCACAACAATCTAGTGTTGTCACAGTGCCACAATGTGTGGTATCGTTAACGGGAGTTAGTGCTACTGGAGGCACTGGAGAGGAATTAGTATATAGTTTAATAGTTCCAAATCAAACAGCTAATTGGCAAGAGGTCGCATAATGGCAAGTACATTTGTAAATAATTTAAGACTCGAAGAAATGAATACTGGCGAACAGTCAGGAACTTGGGGTACTAAAACTAACACAAATTTAGAACTTATAGGTGAGGCACTGGGTTTTGGCACGGAAGCTATAACCACAAATGCTGATACTCATACAACTACAGTAGCAGATGCTTCCACTGATCCTGGAAGAGCTATGTTTATTAAATACACTGGTACATTGGATTCAGCTTGTACTATTACAATAGCACCAAATACTCTAAGTAGAGTCCATATTATTGAAAATGGAACTAGTGGTTCACAAAACATTATTATATCTCAAGGATCTGGTGCAAATGTTACCATAGCACCTGGCACTGCAAAAGTTGTTTATTTAGATGGTGCAGGTTCTGGTGCAGCCGTTGTAGATGCCTTTGCACATTTAGCTGCCGTAGATTTAACAGTAGATGATGATTTAATAGTATCAGACGACATAACTTTGAAGTCAGATAGTGCAGTGCTCGGTTTTGGTGCAGACACAGATACTACATTAACACATACAGATGGCACTGGACTTACACTTAATGGCACAAACAAACTTACATTTGGTGATGTCGCTAGTTTTGTTCAGCAATCAAGTGATGGCACACTAAGAATAGATGGTGAAGCAATAATAGATTTAAATGCCAGTACAAGAGTTGATGTATCTGGCGATTTACAAGTTGGCGATGATTTAACTTTAGCATCTGATGATGCTGTATTAGGTTTCGGAGCAGACACTGATACAACCTTGACACACACAGATGGTAGTGGATTAACTCTTAACTCAACTAACAAGTTGATGTTTAGAGATAGTGCATTGTCTGTAAGTTCTAGCACAGACGGACAATTAGATGTAGATGCAGATACAGAAGTAGAAATTACTGCACCAACAATAGACTTGACTGCATCAACTAAAGTTACAGTAAGTAACGATGTTGAGGTTACTGGCAGATCTGTAGGGGTTACAGTTACAGCAGAAAACGATGGTAGTTTTGATTTAGCAGTAGGTAATGACTTTACTTGTACAACTAGTGGTAATACAGAGATTACATTCAGTAATGCTGCAGCAGGTCAGTCTGGTAACATAAAATTTGTAAATGCAAGTAATCATACGATAACTGCAAATGCACTTGTTGCTATTAATGCAGATGTGCTTAGTACATTATCCACAAGTGGCACATATCACTTAGCTTATTATGTAACAGCAGCCAGTGGGAATGACACTATTTTAGTATCAGCATCGGCAGCACTAACATAGGAACTTTATATGAGTTTAGTAAAAGCAAATGGTGCAGGAGAAGTAAGTGGTGATTTTTATAAAGGTGTTGCTACACAGTCATTACGATTTGATGATGGCAGTAGTGCTTATTTAAATAGAACTCTATCAACTGGTAACAGAAAAACATGGACACTTAGTTTTTGGTTCAAAAGATGTAACTTTAGTACAGATCAAGACTTTTTAACTTCCACTGGTTCAGGTGCTAGTGGTCTTTGGGCAAACATGATTACATCTGGTAACAAACTACAAGTTTATGGTAACAATCAAGTTTTATTATTAACTGATCAAGTTTTAAGAGACAATAATGCTTGGTATAATATAATATTTAGATGTGATACTACACAAAGCACTGCTTCTAACAGACTTAAAATATATTTAAATGGCTCAGAAATAACTTCATACGGAACTGATAATAGAGCAAACTTAACACAAGATGGTGATTTTGGCATAAGCAGTAATGTTGACCATCATATAGGTGCAAATCAAAGTCCAGGTAACTATTTAGATGGTTATTTAGCAGAGTTCAATTTTACAGATGGAGTTTCAAATGATCCCACTGCTTTTGGCGAAACAAAAAATGGTGTATGGATACCAATAAAATATACTGGTTCTTATGGCACAAATGGTTTTAGATTAGAATTCAATCAAACTGGAACTGGAACTGCATCAGCATCAACAATAGGTGCAGATACAAGTGGCAATACAAATCATTTCACATCTAATGGTATAGTCTCTTATGATTGTAATACGCCTGATAGTCCTGAGAATAATTTTTCTACTATGAATCCTTTAATAAGAGGTGGTTACGCTAACGAAAATCTTACTTTCAGTGAGGGTAATTTAAGAATTATATCAGGAAATAGTGGGTATAGTGCTGGAACAGGCTCTACTCATGGATTGACTATGAATGATAAAATTTATGCTGAAGTAAAACTTTACTCTGGTTTTTTAGATCGTTTTGGTCAAAGCTATGGTGTTGCTGATCCACAAAGAGAAGGTTCATTTGCAGCATCAGGGAGTGGAAATACAGGTTCAGGTATAAATGTTGCGATGGATGCACTTGGTAGAGTGTGGAAAAATGGATCAATGCAATCAGATCAAAGTAATCCTTCTAATGGTGATATAATAGGAATTGCTTTTGATGGACCAAATAGTCAAGTAAAATTTTATAAAAATGGCTCTGCATATAGCACAGTTACAAGCATAAGTAGTAGCTTTTATGTATTTCATGGATTTACCTCAGATCAATCAATTCAAGTGTGGAACTTCGGACAAAATGGTACTTTTTTAGGAACGGAAACATCACAAGGTAACTCAGATGAGAATGGCAATGGTGACTTTTATTATGCACCACCATCAGGACACCTAGCATTATGTACAACCTCTTTTCTTGAACCAACAGTAGGTCCTAATTCCACCACACAAGCAGGAAACCATTTTAATACAGTTCTATATACTGGTAATGGTTCTACACAATCAATAACTGGAGTTGGATTTCAGCCTGATTGGGTTTGGATTAAAGAAAGAAGTTCAACATCATCTCACGCACTTTATGATTCAAGTCGTGGTGCATTAAAACAATTAGAATCAGATAATACTAGTGCAGAAAGCACTGCAAGTAGTATGCTTACATCTTTTGATTCTGATGGTTTTAGTGTTGGAAGTTCAGGTGCCATAAATCAATCAAGTCAAACATATGTTAGTTGGAACTGGAAAGCAAATGGTGGCACAACCTCAAGCGATTCAAATGGCTCTATAACAAGTACAGTACAAGCAAACACAACTGCAGGGTTTAGTATTGTTTTGTACACAGGTACTGGTGCAAATGCAACAGTAGGACATGGATTAGGTGTTGCTCC